CATAGGTATCGATTATCTCGATGCTCATCTTCTCCTATAACCTTATGAGCTAACCCCAATTTTAATGCTTCTTCTGACGAAAAATAGACATCCTTCTCTTCGTTCATCAGTTTTTTCCAATAATCAATGGTTGTTTTGCCATTAGTTTGCTTCGCAAAGAAAACAGCCAACTTATCTGTTGTTTTATTTATCTGGTCTATGTGATTTTGAATATTAGGGACTTTTCCACATCCCCATAAAGCAGGTGGATGCATCATTAAACACGTATTGCTGTGAATTATTCTGCTATCACCACCCATGAAAATAATAAAACCCGCAGAAACAGCTTTTGCCAAGGCAATCGTAACTATCGGAGCAGACACAGTTTTCATTATATCTGTAGCTACCACTCCCTCATACATATCGCCTCCCCAGCTGTTTATCATTACTAAAATCTTATCAGGGCTTTGGTCGTTCATTTCGAGAAGATTGACGTAGAGTTTTTCTATCAAGAGATTGTCTATATCTCCATTAATCCATATTTCTCTTTTTTTTAATCTTTCCTTGAATACCTCTTCCTTGAATTGTTCTCTTGTGTTTAGTTCGGTTTGATTCACTTCCATAATTTTATTTTTGTAATGAGTGAACTAAAAACACCAGCAGTATTGGCGATATTTGCCCTTTGCTCTCGCCCTTGTTCTTCCAGCATTTTGACTGCATTTCTCATAGCGTCTTCATCCAATGTTATTGGAACAGCCGCCGTTGTTGCCGCTTGATAAGGATAAATATTGTGATTATGCGAAGGCATATTTTGCCCAGAAGATGTCGTATACATATACGAAGCAGACATTGAGGTATACCCAGATATATCTGGGTCGTACGCCACAAACCTACGCTCAGCTTCTTCCTTAGCTCGTTTTTCTTTATTATCAAACTCATCAAGCTTTTTAACAACTTCGTCTAATGCTTTTATTCTCTGTTCTCGTTCAGTCATATATTTGACTAATTAACTGATTTCTCCTCTGTTTTTTCTTCGGTACCAAATTCTTCGACTGCTATTTCTTCAGCAATCTTTTCAAGATACCAGACAACCAAGCAAGATTTTCCGTTAACTTCGTACGCATTTCTTGCGTTTAGGAATCTACTGACATTGTCGATAGTTTCCATAAACTTATTGATTTCTGCATCTTGTTCTTCGCTTCCGTCTACCATAAAGTGTTTGACTCTAAGGTAAGCTTTAATAGTCTTCTCACCTTTGAAAGGTGCGTGAGGGGTGCTTACTTCCTCTTTCTTTTCTACGTCTCCAGACATAACTTTATATAATTTAATAATTAACTATTTATCACTTTCGTCCGCTCCTTCGCCTTGATTTCTCGAAGGTTTGTCTTCTTTAGGAGCCTCTGGGTTAGCAGGAGTTTTATCGCCTACTGGTTTTACTTTCGGAGTTGGCTTATCTCCATTAGAAATAGCTCTTTTTACTGGAATCAACACATCATTCTTGGAACCAACCAAATAATATTCACCAGCCCAATCATCTTCGATAGGTAGAAGACCCATCTTCTCACGAGCTTCATTAAAGTTGTACAGACCCTTAGTATATCCAGTCATAACATCTCGTCTGTTTGAATCTGACTCTTCAAGTCCGCTACTTCTGAAACTCAACTGCCATCCGTTTATTTTCAACCCATCAATGATAATATCTTGTGTGATTTTGCTAGCGATATACTTTCTGAGAGGGTAAATCTTATTGAGATAAAACGACTTGATTGTCGCAGACGCTGTTGCTCTATTTGTCCCGTCTGGGATACCGATAAGAATCAAGGGAACACCATACTGACCAGCAATCTGTCTCACAGAGTATTCCAGCAATTCCATGTATCTCATTTCTTGAGGAGTAATACCCAACGAGTTTATTTTGGCTCCTTTGAAAGTAACGAAAGGTTTTCCAGCATTCCAAGGTCCACTGTAATTTGTTTCGTAAAACCTTGACACCGCTTCGGCATCATTTTCGTTAGAGTCTCCTGGAAGATTTATCTGAACAGTAGAGACTCCACCGTTCTTCATTATGTTGATATTGTAAGTCAAAGCGTTCAAAACGAGCATCAACGTTGCCGTGTTCGTTTCCAACACTGCTTGACCATAAATACTTCCGTTCGGTGCTGACCTTTTTATATGGACAATCTCATCGGGAAGATAAATAATCTTTTTGCTGAAATTAGTCAGTCTTTCGTAACCCTTTTTAGCGTCAACTCCGCCTTTGTGAAGGTCGTCATCAACAAGAATGGTCATCATCGAACTGTCGAGATTATAAATCTCTTTCAATTCTGTGCCAGCTTTATTCATAACTTTTTCAATGTACCAGTTGCCATATGAAAGTAAGTTGACTATCCCTCCTCCGACTATATCTTCTATCGTTTCTCCTTCTCCATTCGGGTTATCGAAGAAATCAAGCAACTTTTTCAAATCTTGCTTTGTTCCCTTTTGGCCCTTTATCGGAGTAATAACATATCCTGCACCTATAACGCTGTCTTTTATTCTATCTACACACTGGACTGAACCAGGGGCATCAGAATAAAGACGATATAACGTGGAATAAACCTTACCAGAAGGTAATTCCTTTGCTTCAAACGACTTTTGAGGTAGAGAACCAGTGCCATAACCAGTGGTTACGACATATTTTCTTTTCTCAATTTTTTCGGTGTTGATTTCTTTTAAAACTTGAGAAGTTTCTTCTGCCCAAGCTTTCTTGGCAGTGTTAACCGCAGAACTTTTAATTTCTTCAACTTTTTTCTTTCCCGCTTCGGTTGAAAGTAATTTTGAGATAATTTTTTCTTGTATTGACATATTGTTTATTATTTAACCCCATAAATACCTATTCCTGGTTTTCCCTGTGCGCAGTGCCAACAAACTGCTGCCGCCGCATCGCTAACGTCTTTATGTCCTAATCTAGGATGGTCTATTTTGCTACCTTTAATTTCTTCCAGCATGGACAGTTCTTCTATCAATGGCTTGTAACCAAAATAATCCAACCTTCCTTCAAGAAGTGCTGCTTTTAAAGTATAATATGCCTCGGGAGTTCTGTCTACTGAGAAAGTTTCTGAATGAATTCCCCCAGAATTTAATGTTTGAATCATGTCGATTGATTGCCAACCATCTAGGCTAACCAGTGATATATTCCATCCATAATCTTTTATTGCATATATTCTTTTTCTTACATCTGAAAACATAATCTCCTCTCTTGGTCCTGCCTCTATTCTTTCCATATAGGATATAAAAATCTTTGGTCTTTTCTCTTTTTTACCGTCAGCAGCTTCAAATTCCTGCCAACCATTAAATTTTCCCATAACAATTCCAGCAAAATCGCCTTTCCCTCCCTTATTTAAACCTAAATCGCAATGTATGAAATATTTATCGCTATCATAATTAGGCAAACTCTTTCTGTTCATAAACCACTCCTTAAATTCTTTTTTTGCTGGGTCCCAAGGATTTTCTCTGTTTAAATTAATCATCCTTTTTATAGACGAAGGGTCTCTAAAGAAAGCTTCTATAGCCAATGAAGGTTGCGCTCCATAGTCTCTCATCGCTCGCTCAGGGTTTTGTTTAAAATCCTGTTCATATTCTACAGGACACATTATTCCTCTAAATTCTTCGAGGTAATTACCAATATCAAATTTTTCCCCACTAAATCTTTCTGGTGGCATTACATCCCAAAGCGCTGCTCTCCTTTTGAATAGTTTTGGGTTATCATCTTCATTAAACTTTCGTTCCGCAAAGTCATTTACGTATTTAGGGGAAGTAATAATCAACACCTTCCCTTTGTCGAAGAAACGAGACTTTAAACGTTTCTTAATCTGGTTATACGATTCCTCAGCATAGTCTTTATCTTTAGTTGCCACATGAAACGAGGCTTCATCGATAACAGCTCCAAATATGTTATATCCCAAAGGAGCTTCTTCATTCGAACCTAGAGGTAATAGAAATATGCTTTTTGCAAACTTCATGACCGACTTAATCTTTGGGTCTGGTGGGTAATATGTCTGAAACCAAGTAGAATTATCAATACGATTTTTAATTTCTCCGAACACGACATCCTTTGCCTGTGAAAATGATTTCGAAATGTTAATGAACGCTATTTTCGACCCAGGAGCCATACTGAAATATTGCTGTGGGTTTCTCAAGCAAAGCAATCTGTACAAAACATACTGAATTGCCTTACTGGAACTAAAACTTTTTCCGCTTCCTATTCCCGCTATATAAAGCATTTCCTCATATTTACCGAGTTTTTCGAACTCGTCCATATCAGAAAAGCTATCAAAAAATTCTATCAATAATTTTCTGTTTGCTGGTCTTGGTCTATCTTCTACCGCTGTATACTCAGGATTGTCCAGAAACTCCTTCATCGTCACTGGTGCGTGCTGGTACTCTGGATGGTTCATCAAAAACTGGAACTCCAATATCTCCCTCTTCGTTGCGGTTGCTAAGAATTTTGTCAATGGTTGCGTTAATTGCATCTTTTTCGTCTTTAGATAATGTTTCATTAAGCTCACTGGCAACAGCTGCTGGACGTTTGGCTTTGGTAAGCCTAATGTCATGTCGCTCTGGATTTTCTAGACCTTCTAAAGCCGCTTGTTTGTCCAAAATGGACTTAGCAACATTGAACAAAGCCGCTCTATTCATGCTCGTAGACTCTAACGCTAAACCTAATACTTTTTTGTAAATATAGTTATATTTTGAGATTAATTCAGCTTTTTTTTCGGGAAATTCCCTATCTGTAGCTAAATCTTCGCTTAAAATATAATTCAAATCATTATCTATTGTCGTAACGTGTATCTCGCCTAAGTCTTCTTTTTTACCATCGATTATAATACCTTTCGATAAAATCTTGGCAATTTCATACTTAGTATAGCCCATATCTCGAAGTTCACGAACTTTTCTCCGTCTAACTGCTTGCATATTCAGGGCGGGTTTTTCAATTTCTTCTATTTTATTTTCTATCGAAGCGAGAACTTCCTCTGCTGGGGTAACTACTTCACTGAGTTTCTGCTTTATAAACTCGTCGTCTTCGGAAACTAACTTCGGTTTGTAATTATTGTTTGCCATTGCTTAAATATTCTCTAATTTTTACTGATGCAGCTAACCCTATCGCTACTGAATCCAGAGCGTCTTCCTTACTACCTCTAATTTTATCACCAAAAACCATTTTAAGATAGAGGTGTATTTTTTCTTTGTCCGAACTTTTGCCAACATTAAAAAATCGTCTAACATCCAACGGACTGACATCTATTATTTTTGCGTTAGAATCTCGCTTGAAAATGCAACCCATTATTATGCCTCTAACAGTGCCTAATTTGATAGCTGTCGATACATTTCTACCAAAAAAGGGTGTTTCTATGGCATAAAAATCAATTTTTTCCTTAGTTTTTGCTAAAATTTCTTCAATTACGAGTCTTGCAATAGAATATCTGACATACAAATCATGTTTTCCTAGTTCAATTTCCCTAAGCCAAATAAGCCTGTCGTCTTCCAACAAGCTTATTCCAATCTTATTTGTTCCAGGGTCTATACTGAGTGTTATCATCTCTTGAGGAAAGACGACAGTGTTTTCTCGATAG